AGATTTGTGACAAGTTATGTAATGACGTGCTTGGCTACGATGCTAATGCCGAATTTCTGAGGTTCAAAAAACACAAGAAGGCATGAAGATAGCTGATTTGACTTATGAGGAACTGGAGAAAGCGAGAATAAACGCTCATTTGGGCGCAAATTCCACTTTCGTAAGCGGCTGGCTTGCTGCCATCGAGTTTGCAAAGTTCATCGAGAGTTGTTCATGCCGTTGCCATAAGTGCCATACACCAGTGCAGCCACCTTCATTGAATAAAAGAAGCAACTATGGTGGTGATATTAGTGGCGAATTGGTTTTTTGCAAAAGTTGTTGGAGTACGCTCTCACATGAAGAGAAAATGAAAATGGCAAATGAATTAATACCCAGAAAATAAATGGAGGGCAGCGTATGAATACAAGAGAATTGCGTTTAGGTAACTACGTTATGGTGGATGGTGAGATTGTGAAGGTTAATGGCATTACTCAGCATAAGATTGGCTTTGCGCCTCATGCCTATGGTAAACGTTATGCCAGGAGCCATGACGTTGAGCCAGTAGAGTTGTCATCTGAAGTTATGAAGTCCGTATCGTTGCCAACTGAAATATTTGGCAGTATAGAGACCATTGAACAAGATGAACTGTTCCATAAATTCAAGGTGATTATTGATAACAAATTCGTTATCCGTTATCTTCATGACTTTCAGAATGTCATCTTCATGCTTACTGGTAAAGAGTTGAGCGTTAATTTCAAGGAATAAAAAAAGGACTCCGCCGAGTCCTTAAAAAAAATCTTTTGTAAACCTTAAATCTAATACCATGAAAATATTCTGGTGCAAAGATATATAATTTTCGAGAAAAGTTGTATTTTCCACTATATAATTTTAGCGAAAAATTGTAGATTTTAGTCTCAAATCGGAAAGTTTATCGGAAAAAGTAGTGTTTTATCGGAAAGTTTATCGTATCTTTGCGGCATGAATTATGTGTTCTTTGGGCTATTGATTGTCATAGGCATATACCTGAACTACTGGACGAGGCGGCATGGAAAGCCGTAATCCTCTCCACTAATCAGCTCAGAAACCGTAGAAATACGAAATCTGAAAAATCTGTCATGTGTAGTCACACTGACTATCGGAGCGCGATTTTCATGGCGAATCTCACGCTCTGCGAACGAAAAAGAGTGGGTTTGAGAAATCGCCCACTCTTTCTTTTTGTTCCAAAATGTACCGTTTTTGTTCCGATTCTTTGAAAAAACGTTCCGAAATATGTATAAAATGTGCCACGAAATATGTAAAACGCACAAAATCAGCCCGAAATTATGCGCATTTTCAGAGTTATTTTATACGCTTCCTTATTTCTTCGGCAATCGTTTCGTCTAAGTACCGGGCATAGGCCTGTTCGGTCTGCTTGATACTGGAGTGTCCTAATATCCTGCTGACAATGCCTATTGGTACTCCTGCGTTCAGGAGCATATAGCCACATGAACGTCTGCCATCATGAGAGGTAGGTGCTTTGTCAACTTTAGCGGCATCTGCAACCAGTTTCAGTTTCACATTGTACTTCTGATTGGGTAACTTTGGCATACAATAGTCGTAGCGTTCAAGAATCGCCTTTGCCTTTGGAGTGAGTACAAAGGTGAACAGTACACCAGTCTTTGAGCGATAGCCACTGAATACGGCATAGTCCTTTGCGCCTTTGCATGGTGTGAAGTCATATTCCATCAGATCCACGAAAGACAAACCAGTATAAACCTGAATCAGGAACAAATCTCTTGCTTCTGACAGCGAGAGGGTAGGCATTTCTGCTTTCTCAATGGCATTGATTTCCTCAATAGTCAGGAACTTGTCTATTCTGGTACTGCCCTTATCAATCTTGATGCGCTTGGCAATATACGGATTCTCTCTGAGGTAGCCATCTACCATTGCATCATTGATGAAGGCTTTGAGATTCTTGTGCATGGAGCCAATAGTAGCCTGAGAGTATTTCTTGGTTACGTCTTTGTTGTATTTGTCCTTTACCTTCCAACTGAAAGCGTGAAGGTATTCATCCCAATCACGAACCTTGCGCTCATTGACATCAGAGAAGAATTTCATGCCTCCCCATTCAACGAACCTGGAGTAGAATACATGATAGGCTTTCTTGGTGTAGTCAGATACTTGCTTCTTACGCATACGCTCGCGTATGTACTTATCGAATGTTATATCTGTTGAATTTCCCTTTAGGAGTGTTGGAATGGCTTCTATGTCTATGTTATCTTCATCAACCATCTTGCCGATAACCTTTAACGCTTTCTGCTTTATCTTTAGAAGCAATGCGTTGAGTTCAGTATATTCGAGGCATTGGTGGTTAATGGATTCCTGCTTTGCATCCCATTGACCGGGATAGCAGGAGATACCAGTACTGGCATATTTCTGCTTTCTGTTGTATGAAATACGCAATTCTATAACTCCTTTTTTATCTTTTGTTGCCGAATGTTTGCGGTCAAAAATAAATTTTATAATAGGTACGTTCATGTTTTATCTATTTATTTGAGGTAATACATCTTGTAAGTTGTTGATTTTCAGCACAAATACTTTGTCTGCATCTTTATAACCCGATGAAAGGTAATACATTTTGGGCTTCGAGGTAATACATTCGGTATTACTATAAGCCGTTATATGTGCCGATATGGAGTTATATATGTTCATGTTTGGCGGTCTCGGAAATTCCCTTAAATTACTGGTTTTTAAGTACTTAGCATCATAACTCGTTGATTTACAGACGCAAAAAATGGGGCATAGTTGCCCCAGAAGGTAGTCGATAGGGGAATTGATATAGGTATAGTTATCAATCTGATTTTCAGACTGATAGACATTTGACGTGTTATGTTGGTAATCAATTGGTAATACATTAGAATACTTCATAGTTACTTGCTAAATACTTCGTAATACTTCATAATACTTCATTTTACTCACTGGTTTATATGAACGCTCCTACTCGTTTAACAAAAGAGTCTTATTGAGTTCCACTATCTGCTGCATAATGTCAGAGGCTTCCGCAAGCAACTCCTGATGACGCTTGTATAGTTGGTTTACGTCATTAAGAATCTTGGCACGTTCCTCTAAAGATAACTCTCGCTTCGATGTTATGTTTTTGTTAAGTGGTGTATCGTTTGTGTTATATTTCGATCCACCGCCAGTAAGAAGCCATGTTTTGTTAAGTCCGAATGTATCACACATCTTGTTAATGAGTGCCATCGGGCTACGTTTCATGTTAAGTATAGCAGAAACGGTAGGCTGTGCAATTGATACCTGAGCAGCCAGTTCGGATTTAGTTAAACCTTTCTCTCGCATGATTTCCTCGATGCGATTGCAAATTTTGATGTCTTTGTAGTCCATATTCCTAAATTTTTGTATAAATCCAAACCAAAAGACCAAATATTTGTTAAAAGATTAACATAAATAGAACAAGTATGTTCAGAATATGTTATCTTTGCAGCGTGTTTTTACAAACACACATACAAACAAGTGGCGTGTGCGGTATCGCTACCGCACGTAGAGTCGGGAAACTCGCTGCAAATATAGCAAAAATATCGCACATTGCCATGAGTTTTGTAATATTATTAACTTAAATAAACAAACAAAATGACGGTTTCAGTAAACGACATCATTCAGATTAAAGCAGGTAAAGCAAAGGCTTTTGTCTGCGATACACCAAGACAGGCTAAATCAGGCCAGTCAACGGTGTCGTATGTGAAGAAGTACTGCCGTGATAAGATGCCTTCTGATGTTGTGGATTATGAAACCACTATTGAGGGTTCTGTTTTGACGGTTATGGCTGTTAAGAACTAATAAAGTACGATTATGGAAGAAGTGTGGAGGCAAATAGGCGTTTCTGATAAGAGAACTTACGAGGTGAGCAACCTTGGTAATGTAAGAAGCATATCCGCAGTAAAACAGATTTTAGATTGTAAAGGGTATATGACTGTTCGGATTTGTGGTAAGAATGTCAGAGTACACAGACTTGTTGCGTCCGCATTTATTCCTAATGCTGAAAGTAAACCAATGGTAGATCATATCAACGCTTGCCGTACAGATAATAGGGTTGATAATCTCAGATGGGCAACTGCTCTGGAGAACAATAATAATCCCAATAACAAGGAGAGAGAGTATCATGCACCTAAGGCAACTAAGATGGCTGCTGTATCGACAAAAGATATTCAGGAATTAGAGTCGAATAGTACTTTAATTGCTATTCTCCCTGATTACAAGGCTTGCGTCTCAGCGAAGAATATTGTTACTTACACTAAAAATATGTACCCTCGCAAAGATGGACTAACATATTCTTGCAGTATTAATCGCGATACGCATACTATCACTATAAAAGTTATTGATAAGAAAAATGTAAATCGCAAAAGAAAGTAAGGAGGTATCTTATGGTGAACCAGATTCAGATATTCAACAATGCTCAGTTTGGCGCGATTCGTGCTACTGGTACAGCAGACAATCCATTGTTCTGTGCGATGGATTTATGCAAGGCACTTGGATATTCAAACGGGCGTGATGCTGTTGCAAAACACGTCGATTCAGAGGATGTCGCAAAACGCGACACCCTTACTAAAGGTGGTACTCAGCAACTTACGTTCGTTACAGAGTCTGGTATGTACGCCCTTATCCTTGGTTCCAAGATGCCACAAGCAAGGCAGTTTAAACATTGGGTAACGTCCGAGGTGCTTCCGTCCATCAGAAAGACTGGCTCCTACTCTGTAGAGCATCTTTCACGAAAGCAACTTGCTCTCATGGTGATTCAGGCAGAAGAAGAAAAGGAGCGTTTGGCACTGGAGAATAAGCAGCAGCAAGAGCAATTGATTGAGCAGAAGCCGAAGGTGGCGTTTGCAGATGCAATTCTCAGCAGCCCTGATAGCATCCTTGTCAACGAATTGGCAAAGATTCTTTGTCAGAATGGTTATAAGACTGGCGAGGTGCGTTTGTATGAGCAACTTCGCAATGAAGGTTATCTTTGCAAGGTGGGTTCTGACTACAATCTTCCGAGACAAGAGTATCTTGAAATGGGTCTCTTTGAGATTACCAAAGGCTCACGTTCTGGTAATAATGGTATTATCCACCAAACACGTACTACTAAGGTTACTCCTAAAGGTGTTCAGTATTTCGTGAATAAGTTCGTGAAAAAAGAGCAATCCTTGTTTGATTAGAGTTTAATAAAGATATTAATTACTACTCCTATGATGACGGATAATGAACTTCGCAAGCTGGCTCTCTACATAGTAGAGGCTCAACTATCTAACCCTGATTGGATGCTGGAGTACGCAAAGGCACAGCAGAAGTTACAAAAGGGTAAGACTCAGAGCCAGTGGATTAACTCAAAGGTTGCAGCAGATATTCTTGGTATCTCACGCCGTACCATGAGAGATATTAAAGACCATTTTACGCACATCAAGAGTGGTGACGAGAGACAGAGTAACATCTATTTCGATGCTAATAAGTTGCAAGAGGAATACGATAAGTTTCTTGCATCCCGAAACAAAAGAATTGTCAAGCTCGAAGCTATGAAAGTGGCAGCAGGGCTTTAGCAATATCCTGCAAATAGCGTTTGCAGCAGCATGGGTAGCCATGCACGACATCAGGGTACGTGTACCCTACCAAGGAACTATAAGAGGAAGAAGGACTTGCCTACGTTCCAATGATGCAGCCCATGCGTCTGGCGAAAACTGACGGAAATCCTATGAAGTGAATAGCCAAAATGGGTTGGTGTGGTTGATTAAAAGTTGCACATCTAAAGTGGAGAGTACAGAGGCTCGAAGCATAAAAACGTAATGAAAGGCTAATATGGTTGAATGAACATTGACTATTTAATAGTTGTAACTATAAAGCCTGCACCCTATTAAGTTAAGGTGCGGGTTCAACTGGAGAGTTGGCTGAGTGGACGAAAGCACCTCACTGCTAACGAGGCATACGGCAACGTATCGGGAGTTCGAATCTCTCACTCTCCGCTTGTGTCTAATCTATATTCATTAGGTGTCAATATAAATGTTCGTGAGAACAATATTGATGAATTGGTAAATTACAATAATTGAAAAAATTAATGCAACCATCTGGCTTGTGAAAGTCGGATGGCTTTTGATAAGTCTTTTCTTGTATGCCATATTCAAGATAGGGCGTTTTGGAATAGCAGCCAGTTCGTCCACAATCTTTATCAAACATCATATATTCCTTAAAGCCTGAGAAGGTCAAATCAACTTTGTAAGTAATTCATAGATTATGACGTAATGTTATACGGATTCCACCTTGCTTGTGAAAGTCAGGTGGTTTTTATAAAAATCAATCATACTAAATATAGAATCTGTGTTCCATAACAGTTCGCTCGTTGGTGGCCTGTATGTGTCCGCTATCAGGTACTCACGGCAAATCCCTTCCCGGATTTCTGAATCTTTCTATAAGACCTTGTTTTCCCCAAGTGCCCGTGTTCGGCAAGGTCGAGTAGCTCGTCTGCATCTTTTCCGGGTCGCTTCCATTTTGTCGCAGGGGTATTGGGTATCGGCACATTGAGGAACAGAGCCGCCAACACCTAAAGCGGAATATCATTAGTTTGGTGTTCCGCTACTTTCTTTTAAAATAATATAAGGTATGGAAAGATTAAAGAAAAGGTTTGAATTTGATTCAACCGTTGCTGGTACTGACATGAGTACCTTCATGGCTAACCTTCTTGAAAAGAACGAGAAGCAGGAGGTTGAGATTGAGCGTGGTAAACTTTCTGTAAGTATCTTGAAGCAGATGCACAACAGAAACCGTCTTTTGATTGATGCTGCAAAGTTTGAATTGAAGGAAATGGAATCGAAATTAAGAAATGCCAATCCTGAATTGGTAATGCAATAAAAACCATATTGGGGCGGCTGTACGTCCTTAATTGGAGGGATTTTCCACTCCAAAAATAGGTCTAATTACCTCAACATTAGCCGAATAAGCTGATTGGGTTGTAGGTTGGTACAATTTAAAACCTATATGCAGTTTAATAGGAATGATTGCTACATGACGTTAGGTTGTAGGTTGGTACAATTTAAAACCTATATGCAGTTGTAGATGTTCTCGTAATAGCCAGGGCGATGTTGTAGGTTGGTACAATTTAAAACCTATATGCAGTTCATAATGCTAACTTTTAATGAGTTTTACAGTTGTAGGTTGGTACAATTTAAAACCTATATGCAGTCCAAAAAGAGACTATTCCCTTTCCCGCTG